AGATACTAGGGACAATAGACAATCCCGAAGATATCTTGCACGCAATGTAATCATAGAGGAGGATAATCTATGCAAGACGACGAAAAGATAATAGACGTTGGTGATGCTGCTGAGCAAGAAACAGAAATTGAGTTAGAAGCAACACCAGTTGAAGCAACACCAGCTGAAGAAATAGTTGTTGAAGAAACAAAAGAAGAAAAACCAGTTGAAGCAACAGCTGAAGCAACAGAAGAAAAACCAAAAGACGAACTTGGTGAGTACTCTGAAGGTGTGCAAAAAAGAATAGCAAAGCTAACACGTAAAATGCGTGAAGCTGAAAGACAAAAAGAAGAAGCAATTACTTTTGCAAAAACTCAAAAAGAAGAAGCTGAAAAACTAAGAAACAAATATAAAACTTTAGATTCATCTTACACACAAGAGTTTGAAAAAAGAGTTACAACTAACATTGATGCTGTAAAAACTAAATTAGCAAATGCTATCAATGCAGGTGACATTGAAGCACAGGTTGCTGCGCAAACAGAACTTGCACAATTGACCATGGATTCAACAAGACTTGCTAAAATTAAAGAAATACAAGAAACACCTGTAGAACAAACAGCTCCAACAGAAACTCCAAAACAAGCTACACCACCACCTGTAGACCCTAGAGCAGATGCTTGGGCAAGCAGAAATACGTGGTTTGGTACTGATAATGCAATGACTTACACTGCATTTGACATACACAAAAAGCTTGTAGAAGAAGAAGGATTTGACCCACAATCAGATGAATATTATTCTGAAGTAGATAGACGAATAAGACTTGAATTCCCACATAAATTTGATAATGTGGAGTCATCTACACCTTCTGCGCCAACGCAGAACGTAGCAAGTGCCAAACGTCCGGCCGCAAAGGGACGCAGAAAAACTGTGAAACTCACACCGTCACAGGTAGCAATTTCTAAAAGATTAGGTGTGCCACTCGAAGAGTATGCGAAACAATTAGCCGCGAAGGAGGTATAAGCATATGGAAAAGAAAACTAAAAAAACTTCCCGCGTGAGTGAAACTAGGGTTAAACAAGAAAGACCTAAAGTTTGGACTCCTCCATCATCACTGGATTCACCGCCTGCGCCAGACGGTTATAGACATAGATGGATACGCGCCGAGAGCATGGGTTTTGATGATACAAAAAACATGTCAGGCAAAATCAGATCTGGATGGGAGCTTGTAAGAGCTGATGAATATCCAGAACATGATTATCCAACAGTCAATGACGGTAAATACGCAGGAGTAATCGGGGTTGGTGGCCTTGTGCTGGCAAGGATACCCGAAGAGCTCGCAAAGTCTCGTGAAGATTACTTTAAACAAGTAACTCAAGATCGAAATGACGCTTTAGATAACGATGTCTTAAAGGAACAGCACCCAAGTATGCCAATCAATCAAGAGAGGCAGACTCGTGTAACTTTTGGTGGTACAAAGAAAAACTAATTATTTAGTAATTCCTACCCACTGCTAACAATAGAACCTTTAAGGAGGATAACAATATGGCAAATATAGATGCCCCATTTGGTCTTAGACCTATAGGTAACACTGTTGGTAGTTCTGACTTTCAAATGACGGAATATCTTATTCCGGACAACGAAGGCACATCAATCTTTCAGGGAGACCCTGTAGAGATCGATGACAACAATGCTGGATTTATTGCTGTTCAAGAAGCAGTAACAAATGTAGACAACATTGGTGTCTTTAATGGATGTTTGATCGACAGCGACCCATCAACAGGGAAGCCAAAATTCTCTAACTTTTATTCTCAAACGAATATTACGCAGGGAAAAATTAGAGGTTTTGTATTCGACAACCCGTATCAAAGATTCTTGATACAAGGTGACTCGGCTACAAACTCTGCACAAACAGACGTTGGTAAAGTTGCTGACACTGTTGCTACTCACTCAGGTTCAACTACTACTGGTATTTCTGGTATTGAGTTGGATGTGTCTGACCTAGCAGCAACTGACGGACAGTTAAGAGTAACTGGCTTTACAGGCGATCCATCAAATAACGAACTAGGCACGACTCATACGAACTACGTAGTGTATTTCAATGAGCATGCTTATAACCATAACGAATAATAGCAGGAGGATTTAAATCATGGCTATATCAAGACAACAACTAGCTAAAGAGCTAGAGCCAGGTCTGAATGCATTATTTGGACTTGAGTACGCAAACTACGAAAACCAACATGCAGAAATCTTTGACATTGAAAACTCTGACAGAGCTTTTGAAGAAGAAGTAATGCTATCTGGTTTTGCAAACGCTGCCGTAAAAGCTGAAGGAGCTGCGGTGACTTTTGACAATGCAAACGAAACTTTCACTTCTCGTTACACACACGAGACAGTTGCTCTCGCTTTCTCTATCACTGAGGAAGCTGTTGAGGATAACCTGTATGATAGTATCGCTAAGCGTTATACAAAAGCACTAGCAAGATCTATGGCTAATACTAAGCAGATCAAAGCAGCCAACGTGTTAAACAATGGCTTCAGTAGTTCATTCCCAGGCGGAGATGGCAAAGAATTATTTGCTACCGATCACCCTACAGTTTCTGCAGGGGACCTTAAGAATGAGCTATCAACATCAGCTGACTTAAGTGAAACTTCACTTGAGCAAGCGATGATTGACATTGCTGCGTTTAAAGATGAAAGAGGCTTAAAAATTGCTGCAAGAGGATTGAAACTAATTATCCCTTCAGAACTACAATTTACAGCTGAAAGAATTTTAAAATCACCAGCAAGAGTTGGAACTTCAGACAATGACTTAAACGCTCTGTCTTCTAAAGGAATGCTTCCACAAGGATACGTGGTAAACAACTTCCTAACAGATACAGACGCTTTCTTCATTAAGACAGATGTTCCTAACGGAATGAAGATGTTTAACAGAGCAGCTATTAAAACTGCTATGGAAGGCGACTTTGACACTGGTAACATGAGATACAAAGCTAGAGAAAGATACAGCTTCGGCTTTTCTGACTGGCGTGGTATGTTTGGTTCACCAGGTGCTTAATAATTAGGCGCAAAGAACTAATTTAAAGGGGCCCTCGGGCCCCTTTTTATTTGCACATTTACATTTAAAAGCGTATACTCGACATACTGCATATGTAAAACAGTCAGCATAGACTCATGCAGTAGACAATGTCTCAGACTATGTTGGCGGAAAAGGAGACCAATTATGGCAAATTCAACTTTCTCAGGTCCTTTAAGATCTGAAAGCACAGTAAAAACTGTTAGTAAAAACTCCTCTACAGGAGCGATTACTGAAATCATTACAATGGGTGATGCACCTGTTGCATTAGGAGATGAAGACAAAACTCTTGATGCTGCAACACACAGTGGTAGAACACTTGTAGTTCCTGCACTTGGCTCTAATAGAACTATAACTTTACCAGCACCTGTCGCTGGACAATGTTATAAACTTATCTATGGAGGCGCTGCAGAAGAAGCAGAGAACCTAATTATTGTAACACCAGGAAATACTAATTTCTTTATCGGTGGTATCGTACACTTAGATTCTAATGCAGATAACGTATCTGTTTACTCTGACGGAAACTCTAACTCAAGTTTAACTCTTACAGAC